GAATTTGCTGCATTTGTTGAGTATCTTGAGGTGAGAAAGGAACAACATTACCTTGTTCATCCATACCACCACCTTGATTAATTTTATTATCAATATCCCTAATAGTGAATAGTTTGTTCTGCTTAGCTAATTCAGCCTCTAGCTGCTGTTGTTCAGCCTTTTGCTTAAATGGAGCTAAGACTTGTGCATTCTCTCCGGCAGCATCCTGATTCTTCATTTGCCCAATGTAACCTTTACGTAACCACTCACGATAGGCAGGATCATTCATCTTATCTTGGGCAGAAGCATTTTCCCACTGTTTAATACCAATATCTAGTGGTTGCATTTGAGCTTCTCGCTGATTGGCTAGGAAGTTCTTAATAATTTCCTCTTGGTTAAGTGCCTCAGAATCAGCAGCATTAATGCCCTGATACACAGCACCTAATCCCCATTCAGGTTTATATCCAGTAGAAATCGGATTCATATTAACCCTTCTGATATAGTTTCATAATTGCATCAATAGCTGCTTGACGACTATCAACACCTGTTTCATTACCCCGTGTAGCATTACCTAGTACAGAGAGTAGTGGTGAAATCCAACCATTAGTATTAGCTTGTGATCCCTTATCTAGAATAGAAGCTAAACCACCAGCATCTGGTCTAATATTAGCACCAGCCGGTGTATATAGACTATTGATGTAGTCTTGTGCCACCTTAGCTTGTGCAGCTAAAACACCCGGAGAACTGGCAAGACTAGAGCTTCTACGTCCAGCAGCAGCATCCTTAATAGCCTGAGTTTGTGCCATTTGATTAACTTGGTTAGCTACAATTGGTGCTTGATAGGGATTCTGCACAGCTTGTTGCAATTGCTGTTGATAGAAAGGACGCTGAGAACCAAATGGGTCAAAGCCAGCTTTCTGTGCAATGCCTGACAAGTCTCTAGCACGTTGCTTATTCTGACTACCTTCAAACAAAGCACCAATGCCCTTAGCCATTAATGTTGGATTTGAGAATAGGCGACCTAGAAAATCTTGTGTTCCACCTTGTTCTTGCGGTAGGGGTTGGGTCATACCCATAGCTCCCGCCCCCGGCATACTCATAGGCCCAGACATGCTAGGTTGAGGATTAAACTGATCTAAAAAACTATGATCTGGCATACCCGGACTTGATACAGACCCACCTAGCTCAAAATCATTTGTACCACCACCATTATTCCAACTATTCCAATTATCCATAATAGGAGTATCTTGGAAAATTGAATTGCCACTAGAATTCATACCTGTCCAGTTACCACCTTCGTCGTAACCCTCTAGATTGGAAACATCGCTCCAATCATCATCTATTGGTTGATCGTACCAATTATCTTCACTCATATTAAACCTCGTATTTTCCTGAAATTGTTATTGTGTTTCCTGTAGCAGCCCATGTATTTGGATAGCATCTATCGTTTGTAGCATCCAATACACCAGTACCTATTCCGACGTTAGTTGCACTATTTGCAGTAGTACAAGTGTCATTATAAGAAGCTCCAACAGGTAAGGTACAATACGTAGAACCTGCGGTACTTGCTGTGGTTGCAGTGCCTGTGCATGTAATGGTAATTGTATAATGTACAATATTACCAATTTGTGTATATCTACCTGAGTATGTAGCACCACCAGTCCCGTTAACAACAGTTAAGTTTGTAAATGTTGGTGTCCATGTGCCTGTAGTAGAAGATAATAAAGCAGCATACTGAGCAGCAGTTAGGTGATACATCTCACCTGTCGTTCCCCCCTGTAAGTTCTGTAAGTTAGCATGGGCACGAGAGGCAATGTCTGTAATATTTGAACCTGAGAAGTTAATGATGTACCAAGGAACTGAACCTGACGTAGATACATAGTTTCGTAGTTGTCGATACCATTCTAACCAAGTAAAGCTCCCCGGTTTATCATTAACTGGCGGTGGAGGAAGCACTGCCATCAACTATCTCCTTCATAGTAAGTTATCTCTAAAGACTCTAAACGCAGTGGCTTATTAAGAGCATGTAGAAATCTAAAAGCTCTGCGTCTAAAAGCACCACCCCTAGCAAAATTAGGCCAATCATCTGTCAGTGCAATGGTCTTAACATTTGACCATGTTTCATAATCACTGTCTGTCCATTGAACATCAATAGAATTAGCTGACTCATATCTATCACCAACAAGACGGAAGTTAGTCATAAACTTTCGTTTATATGTATCCATATCATACTTGTTAGTTTGTAACTCTACTAGGATTGTAGTACCCTCATCTGTATATGCCTCTGTATCTAACTTATATAAACAGCCATTAGAAATATGTAGTACATAGGCAGAACCAGTGTGGTTATCCACCATATAGTTGTGGGCAAAGTATGTGTGACTTCCTCCCACATTTGTCGACCACTCATGCCAAAGCTTTTCTTCAGTATCATATAAAAGTGTCTTATTAATAGTTGGTAGATTTAGTAGGTAGAACAAATGTCCTTTAGTTCTAAATCCAAACCCATGACAATCAAGCATATCAACCTCTGCATCTAGGATACGCTCAATGAATTCATCACTGACTTTCTTAGGTTGGAATCCAGATACTTGCCAAACAGCACGACCACCAGATTCTGATTGACCTACGAATAGGAAAGTACCCTCATTCTGATATACAGCGTATGGTGCAGCATTACCCATCTGTAAAGTAGTAGAATCGTTTCTAGCTAGAGGACTACCATTGACGTTAGCAGCATCATAGAAGAACTCAGTTGAATTCTCACCAAACACAACAACTTGGTTATTTTGTCTAGCTAATCCAACAACAGCGTCTGGGAACATCTCAGCAGTTAAGAAGTTACTAGAAGTCCAATGCTGTGGTTCATCCAAATCACTTGTATAAACATCACTACGTTGTGCTAGAACAATATAACCATCAATGAATGTTGGTGTTGGAATATGAGGTGATGGGAATATATTAAGTGTAACTAAAGCAGAAGCTCCAGTACCACCACCGAAGTTAAATGCCACAGTGGGTTCCACAGTGTATCCAGAACCCTCATTAGTAATTGAAGTAGAAGTAACAATACCATCAGTTACAGTATATGTTCCGGCTGCCCCTGTTCCACCACCGCCACCAGAGAATGTTAGGTTATATGTTCCATTTGTATAACCAGAACCTGCGGCTGTAATTGTAACATGCCTAATAGCATCACTTACAATAGGAATTACAGTACCATCTGATTTAATAACCCAACCAGCAATACCATCACATACAAAGAGATAATCACCTAGAGTAGATGAGTTACCTACAATCATACCAAGTGGGCCAGTGCTGTTTGATAGGGTAATTACATCAGTTGGTGTTGTACCATCCTCAATAATCTTATTACCAATTGCTACATAAAACTTGTTACGAAACCACATTACTCCCCGACCCTCTCCAGTACCGAAGTCCTTATAGAGAGTAAGGCCGGGGCGTTTGTTCATAAAGATTTTAGTACTTTCAATAGCCTCCACTTTACGAGTCTCTGGAAAGATATTGATAAAGTGCTGATCCTTTACTGTAGAAGAACTACGGTTAGTGTTAGAACCAATTAGAGGCAGTCTAATATTCTGCTGTGCATTCTTCTGTTGCTTTTTAGCTGCCATCAGGCACCTCCAAACATTTCCTGTTGCTTACGTTGAATAAGTCTACGTTGTAGTTCTTCAGCCACTTTCTGTTGTTCTTCTGGATTACGTTGTTGTGTCATATCAGCACCAGTAGGATTGTTATTCAGGAAAGCATTCAAACCACCTGATCTACCTGCTTGTTCAGAACCTCGAATCTCTTGGTTTTGATTGAAGAGACTTTGAATTCCCTTACTAGCAGCACCACCAGAAGCCTTAGCTAAAGCCTCACCAACAGAAGCCTTATCAAACATACCACTTAAACCTGAACTAATAACATTACCTAAAGCACCACCGGCCATACCGGGTAGGAAGCCATTACCTTGGATAGCTGAAGATAGGCCACCAACACCACCACTCAAAGCCCAACCGGGAACACCAGCTAGACCCTCACGGAATGCTGAAGCTGGAGTAGCAAAGTCTGCTAAGTCAGCACCGGAGAAGCCACCACCAACTGCTTGATCTACACCTGACATACCTGCTAAGTCAGCACTAGAGAGGCCCATACCGGCTCCAAAGAGTGAAGCTAAACCACCAAGTACATTACCCTGATCTAAAGAGTTCAGACCATTAATAGCTGACATAGCATAACCAACTGGAGCTAATGGTGTAAAGGATAGAGCAGGGCCAAGAATACTAAAGATTTTACCTAGACCACCACCTAGAAATCCACCAGACTTTTGCTGATGATATTGGTTACTCTCTTTGTTAGTCCATCCGGGTAAGTTAGCAGCCTCTTCTGGTGATACAAAGAAGTTACTACCATCTAAACGTTGTCCATGCTTAGACCACTCTTCTGGATTATTAAGCTCTCTCCAGATACTAGAAGCAGATTGTGTTTTACCATTCCTATCTAGACGAGACAAGCCCATCTTATCAGCACCTTGATAACCCCAATCACCAACAGCATCATTAGGATTAAGGTTCATCTTATAACCTAGAAGCTTATCATTGAAGATAAGTGGATTAGAACCATACAATGTGTTTAGACCTGAGATAGTTTCTGGCCTGTCATTAGTAGAATAAAACCTGTTTAAACCACCACGACTAACATCATTCCATGCACCATAACTACCGGGTTGTGATCCAGATAGCATTTGACCAAGTAGTTCCCAATCTTCTAAAGCACCACCACCAGAGTTCTGTGGTTTATAATTCTGTATTGTGTTATAAATTGGGTTTCCTTCTGGGTCAAACATAAAATCACCCGACTCTGAATTCCTAGCCTGCTCTTGTGATGTAGCAGCATGTGTTGAATCCCAAATCTGATTCCATGCCTTATTAGGATCATAGTAACCAGTACCTAGAACATTATTATCCTTCCCAAAGATATTATACTTACCTTGACCAATGTCTTCAGTTTTATATCCCTGTGTTCCAAACTGTGCTGTAGAATAATCATTATCACCATAATAGTAATAATTATTACCGTGCTTTGATAATGGGCCTTTAAACAAATCAGCTATACCAGAATCTACGTTTTGATTAGAAGCTAATTGCCGACCTGCTCCCCAGAACTCAGAAGGCTGTTGAGCCTCTTGAATAGCTGGAGCATTTTCCTGTTGAAACTGGTTTTGATTTTCCATACCAGATCGAATAGCTTGATTACGCTTTCGTTTATCACTAATGCCAAGTCTCTGAACAACGTCATTAACTTGATCTAGTTGTGTTGGGTCAAACATTACCAAGCCCTCCGTTCAACTCCAAAGTAAAGAGAACCTTCTTCTGTACCCATACCCAGAGCAGCATCTTTAATTTCTTTTGCTTCGGCCCTAAGAGCTTGTCGTTGATCTACAGGCAAACCATATTCAGGAGCAAGTCGTACAGCTAAACCAAACACCACAGCATCATACCATTCTTGTGGAAAGTCTGGTGTATCTGTAGCGGAATCAAAATCCTCGAAAGGTCTTTGATAGATAATTTTAATTACATTGTTAGCAGCTTGTGTTGCAGTTGGTACTGG